GATTGCCTTACGACGCTTCATAAGGTACTTATCACTCTTATCAGTATCACCATCATTATCAACATCAGAATCTTCTTTGCCGACAGGATCAAGTCTCTTTTCATCTAAATCTTCCTCCTTCACACAGTTAGGTACAACCTTACCGCCCTTCTTCTTAGTTCCTTTTGCCTTATATCCATCCCAGCAAGAGTCAGCACCGACATTAGCACGGGCTTGCTTCATGCTACCTTCAAATAATTTACCGGAGGAAAGTTTTGATAACGTAGCATCCATCAGTGATGATGAATACTGATCCTCAACGGTCTTTTTGTCTTCAACTTCTCCGTAGCACTCTTTTCCAGCAATGCCATCAGAGGATCGCTTGATTAAAGAATCCGAATAATTATCGTTGTACATTTCTTTATGGGTACTTTTTCTTTTATTTATAGATGTAGACCACTCAGGAGTCTTATTCTTACTATATTTTTCTTTCTTCTGACCGGGAGTTAGATCTTGAAGATACTCTCTGGTCTCATCAGTTCCAAGTTCATGGACCTCACTGATGTCAGAAATCCAACTTCTAAAAGTCTTATGATCTTCATCTAAACAGATCACATAATTAGGTCCACGTCTAATAATAGTTCCAACTCGATCATTTCCATTACGAACTTTCATTCCTTCAGGAAAGATCTCCTCATTATAATACTGCTCACGAATATAAACCTTCTGATTGTATTCCGAAAAGTTATACATTAATAATTTAAATTGTGTTCAACTATTTATTACTTTAACATAATGTCCCTAATGTTATCCATAAGTTTTTTACAGTCTCTGTCGGAAATAGTTCTAGGCATACCAGTTCTAAATGAATTGAAATCAGATTGAACTGCTGCTGCTCTCATCTTACTGGCAGACATACCTTCAGCACCATCAGCATCTGGATCTCTTTCACCAGCAGATATCACTTCTAGTTTTCTGAATGTATATTCAACTCCATTATACTTACTAATCATAGCATCATATTGTGATACACGATCAGATCCTGCTACTAAAACACAGTCATGATATGTTCCTTGAAGACCTTGGAGTGCTTTAATAATTGTATTAGTATTAGGATCATAAACAATGTTACTACTCATAGAAGGAAACATCTTCTTCATGAGATCAGATTTAGTTTTTGAATCCAATGGATTTTTTTTCTTATCCTGAGTATGAGTAGGGTAGATAAGAAAATCATCACCAGCAGCAATCTTCTCTACTGCTTGTAGAAGTTTCTCATGTCCGATTGTTGGTGGGTTAAATCTACCCCATGCAAATACTACTCGTTTCATTTGTCTCCTGCTACCCAGTCTTTAGATACATTAAAGTTTGCTACGCTGAATGACAAACGATCAACTAACTTCACTGCGTTGGTTCCATTACTGACAGCAACATAACCCTCAGGTGCTGTGACTTCATAACCACCTTCTGTCTTAAGGTAGGTTCCAATACGCTCACCCTTCTCCAGTTTACGAATGAATACTAACTTCGCATCCTGCAATAACTTATATAGTTGTACTGTGCTATTAAGAGGGTTCTTATTCTTTTCAATAAACTCTAGACCATCAAACATTTTCTTGAGTTTAGTTGCTTTTGCCTTCGGAGTTTTTACTTTATCAACTGCCTTCTGACATTCAGTCTCAAAATATTTTGTGAACTCTCTATAGAATGTATTCGGTTCAGGAACTGTTCTACCCTGACGAACATATGTGTTAAAGAAAATCTTTAATCGTGGTCCTACAGTCAACTGATCTTTAAGAACAATCTGTGCTGCTACCTCATCTAAGAATGATCCTGCTGTGCGAACATGACTAGGTGCCTGAGTTTTGAGTTGCGATAACTTATTCTTCTCAGTAGGTGTAAGAAGAGTATCCTTTCCTAACTGTCCTGTCTCGGCACTCAATACTAGAATGTCATCACTCTTCTTTAATCTACTCACATCAAATCCGAACGAAGCATTCATACTGCTTACATCAGATCCTGAATAAGATGTATGAAATACTACACCGATCTTTGCTTTCTTTGCCTTCTCATATAGATCACTATCTTCTGGTATGGCATAGGTAATTGTGTTAGGTTGAAATGTGATACAAGTCTTACCATCAATCACCTGAGTTTTCTTATCATGAGTAAACAACAGGTCACCCTGTGCTACACCATTGATACCTAGTGCTGGAAAATATTTTAATGATGCTTTTAATTTCTCTACCAGACCAGCAGCGTGACCGTGGTTTCTTTCAATATCAGCATCGACATAATTGATCTTAGCATCTTTATTGAAGACTGATTTAGTTCCAACAAAGAAGTTATCTGTGCCTGGATAGTTGCCACAGAAAATAGCAGGAGCGCCATCCCATTTCGTAGTGATCTTAAAGTTATTATTGCCACCACCAGTAAAAGTTTTTGCCAGTAAATCTAAAAACTTAAATGCATCAGAAGCACCAGCAGCTCCATCAAATAATATACTATCTTCTAGGTGTTCTAAGTGTGTGTTCTTACTCATGATCCCGCAATGTATTCAGATAAACCTTTTTGCTTCTCCACATAATTACGAATAGCAGTGCCACCCCACTCAATCTTATGTCTGAATTTAATTAGATCATAAACTTTATTATCATTTTTATTCTTAGCACTAATGATAACTGCTGGTAGTGGTGCTCCCACAGTAGGATCTCTAGGAACTGATTTATGATATGTTGATGCCAATTCCAGGTTTGCTTCTACATCCAAATCTGGTCTACCGTTAAGTGCCACATGCAATTTAGAGAAATCAAACTTCTCATAACCACTACCAATAATCTCTACGAGTTTTACATTCTCCTCATTTTTTGTAGCAAAGTTATCAAGTGTTTCTACAAAATGTTTTCTCCAAGAAGAGTTACCAAACTTATTCTGTATTCTGTTATGCGCCCAGAGATAGATATCATTCATCACAGCAGCAGCATGATGCTTAGTTGTTTCAAAATCTCCGTTATTATGTTTGGCGTAGATTGCTTCTAGTTGAACGTTATTAATTAGATTTTCATCTAAGATAACACCCCAGAAATTATTAACAGTTTGGATATCCCATCCGCCAACCTGAGCGAATTGATCTACCTCACGCTTGAGTGAGATCTGAGTGATAGCTAATTTTCTATTACCATATCTACCAGGAATTGTTATGTCTTTTTTCCCATCAATCCTCACAAAGATATCAACCTTTGTCGTTAGTTCACCACCAACACCATCAGCTTCGACTTCAATTTTATTGTAAACTCTATTATGATACATGACATTTGCTAACTGAGAAATTTCTCTGGAGTTAGCATACTGAACGCATGGCGTCATGATACTCATGCGGTCAGCAATACCAGATGCCTTCTCATCATTATCTAAAAGTTGCTCGCAAAAAACCAATGACATATTGATGGGAGACAACTTAATAGTCAGTTCAACATCATCATCGGGGATCATCTTGGCGGACTCCCTAATGGTTTTAAAATTAGGAGACTTGAATATATTAAAACTTCCTTTATGATCTGTAGACAGTGTTCTATATTGTTTTTCTAGAATATTTAAAATATCCCTTTCAGTAATTCTTTTTCCTTTATTGACAAAACGAGCAGCAATCGCTGCTGCTAAAATTCCTTCTGCAGCATTACCCATATTATATCTTGCTCTACCACCACCACTACCAACTCCATATCTAATTTTTAGTGTAGTGCGAGAATTTCTTTCCAAGTCTTTTTCACTAAGACCAGATGCCTGTGCTATCTCAGGATGTACTTTAACTTCATTACCACCTCTAGCATCATTAAGGATCAGGGGGCGATCTACATTACGATATTTACTAGTAAGGTATTCATAAAGTTCTACAATCAAACCAATCTTATCAGCTTTATAAGTAGTTACTTGATATATTTCATCCTTGTTTCTCGGACGAATAGAATATGCCATTAAAAAACCCCCTTACGGGGGTATTTATTAGAGATCTCCTTCTACTCTGTTCTCCGAATAGTGAACATCGAACTCACCACCAGGGTAACGTGCTTTAAGTTTGTCTACATTCATCTCAATTACTTCATCAAGGGAAACATTGAGACCCATACATGCTTGAGCGACATACCACATGATATCACCAAGTTCACGTTTAAGGTGAAACAGATTTTCATCATTGACAGGTTTGCCTTGGAAGATAATCTTCTTGACGATCTCAGTAAACTCACCTGCCTCAGCAGACATTCCTACAGCAGCAGTGAGTAATCTCTCACTAGGAAACTCTTGTCCTTCTAGTTCTTGAAGACGATAGACTAGTGCCTCAAAGTCTTTGCTTTGTTCTGATGTAACAGCATCAACGAACTCAAGGTATTTCTGTGTGTCAATAGTCATATTAGTTTTTAATAAGAGTAAATGGATAACGTTCAACTGAAATGTTAAAACTTAAACTAACTCTTTCATGAGTAGTTTCATTAACATAAGTACTATGGTCAATCATCGATGGCCATAATATAATTTGTCCTCTATGTAATGGCATTACATGATGACCATGTTGATGGTGGTGTAAGAAATAAATGTAATTGCCCTGAGCAATTGACAAAGGATTTTTTAAAACAAGGGGACCATCCTCCCCATTCGTCTGAACATAATAAACACCAGAAATATCATTATCTGCATGATTATGAACTGGAGCATGTTTGCCTTTAGTAGTTCTAGTAAACCACGATTCCTTAACCATATATGGTTGAGGAGGAAATCCTAAATCTTTCAGATACTGGTTGACAGATGTTTCTAAAAACTTACCAAATAACGGACAATCATCAACAACATTCTCCGAAAATTGAATACCATTTTCACCTACACTGATATCATGTGCTGCCTCTTTATTATATGAAGAACGAAGAGGTATTTTTTTCATGGAATAATACTTATCCATCAGTTCTTGATTAATATCTCGCTCTGATTGACCAAGTTCCCTTTCAATATAAACTGGTGTAGGAAATAATCCTTTAGTTGTCATAATTAAAATTTAAACTCAGTTAACTTTGCCATAGATGACTTACTTTGAGACTTGGCAATCTCCTCAAAGTCATACTGCTCCTGCCCCGAGTCAACAATGTCAACCTGAGCGGACTCCTCTACATCATACAACCTCATCTTTGATCTGTCAATACCGATAACAAATCTTTTATATGATGTGGTATCGTTATAACGATTTTTAAGTTGCTTGATCATGAGTTGATTGATGCCTTCAAGTTCTTCTGTACTGATAAGAGCAAACATAAAGTCTGCAGTAGCAGGTAGTCCAAAAGACTCAGAGGTATCAGTAAGATCAATGTCACTAGAACCATACCCAGAACGAGTAGTCTGAGTAGCCGAAACAATAGGGACGTTATGTTCACCAGCAAGTCCGCGAAGTTCTTCTGCAATCGCTTTGATGTTAGTATAAGAATTTACAAGTGCTCCTTTATATCGTGATGATGCACAGATGTTTAGATAATCAATAAAGATGATGTCTGGTTTAAAACTTTTCTTAAGTGCAAGTTCATTCAGAAGTGCCTTGAAGTGTCCGCTATGTGCTGACGCTGTAGGATACTCTTTAATGATAAGTTTACCGTTAGTCTTCTGTGCTAATCTATTTACTTTGGAAGTGAAGATTTGTTCCGGCAGTTCTTCAATGTCCTTGATATTGACGTTGAGAAGATTTGCGTCAATGCGTTCAGCGATCTTCTCTTCTGCCATCTCCAATGTGATGTAGAGGACATTTTTACTTTGAAGTAATGACGCAGCGGCCATGTGACACATAAACAATGATTTGCCCACCCCAGTACCAGCAAGTGCGATGTTGAGAGTTTTGTTAGAAATACCACCCTTCGTAATTTTATTGAAGAGAGACAGATCGAACGGGATTTTGTTTTCATGCCTGTGATAGAACTCGTAACGACTTTCATAATCTTCTATGTAGTCATGTCCGATGTGCTCGTCAAATGAAACACCTAATGCTTCCTGAAGAATTGATGGGATAGCATCCTCACTTCTTTTCTCATCCTTACCATCAGCAATCTTAACACTCTCCAGTAGTGCCAAGTAAACTGCACGTTGCTTACACCATTTCTCTGTAGTGTCAAGGATCCAACGATCATCAACTTCAGTGTTATCAATGTCGGCAATCTTTACTTGCAGTTCCTTATAAGAATCTTCATTCAGATCCTTACGATTGTCAACCTCAATAGAAAGTACTTCTTTAGTAGGTGGTTGACCATAGTTAACCACAAACTCATTAATGATATCGAACAGAATTTTATCAGAGTACTGAATAAAATATTCTGGTTTCACGTAAGGAATAACCTTTCGCATATAACTCTCGTTAGTAACGAGATTTTTCAGGATAGTGCTTTCAATTACTTCCATCAAGATCCATAGCAGAATTCTTTTTTGGCACATTCATCGAGTGCTTGGAGGACTTCTTCAGTGAAGAACTTCTCAGGATCCTTGTAGATAGCAGAAGGATATACATTCCCATGCTCAGTCTTAACACGGTTACCAACACGCTCAAAGACTCCGTGCTGTTGACCCAATTCCAATAGTCCGTAATACTTGTCAAGTCCACGTTCGTCAAAGAATAACCTCGTTTCTACAATAGAATTTTCTTTAGTAAAGCGAGACTTATGTGCCTTCACTTTAATGATGTTACCCACCTGCTCAGTACCATCCTTCTCCTTCTTTTTGGTAAGGAATAAAATACTAGAAGCAGCATACTTCAGACCAGTACCACCGCCCATTTCTTTCGTGGGAACGTAAGCACCAACAACTTCATAAGTATGATTAGTAACAATCAAAGGAATGCCTGCCTGACCCAACTTCA